GTGTATAAACAATGGTATTTTTATTTCTCCTTTTGCAACTGGTGAAGGAACATGGTATATAGATATAAAACTAAATAACAATAATCATAGATCACCCGAAGCATATAGTCCAATAACTATATGGATAAAGATGTATGAATATTATAAATACTATTATAATAAATATGCGCAGAAAATTTAATAATGCAGATGAAGCTTACAATTATTTTCTTGACAAGATTATAGTTGATGGTCAAGAGTTTGGCAATACAAAAGCTTTGTTTAACGTAGGGTTTACGTTAGAAAACCCATTAGAAAATTATATATTTAATAAAGAACGTAATTGGAAACCTGATTATGCTGAAGCTGAGTGGCAATGGTATTTATCTGGTGATCCAAGTATTGATAAGCTTGGCGACATATACGGTAAAGTACCACCTATATGGGAACGTATGGCTGACAGTGAACGATGTGTAAACTCTAACTACGGTTGGCAGATGTATCGTAACGATCAGTTAGATTATGTTGTAGCTAAACTTAGACATGAAAAAGATACTAGACATGCAGCAATTAGTATATATGATGCTAAAGAACATAAGTTTTATAGTAAAGATACTCCATGTACTTATGCAATACAATTTACAATTGTTAACAACAGATTAAATATGGCTGTTTTAATGCGTTCTAATGACCTCTGGTACGGTTTCTGCAATGACCAGTACTGTTTTAGTATGATACAAAAATTAGTTGCAGATAGATTAGATATTAAAGTTGGTGAATATTATCATTATGCACACAACTTACACTTATATAACGACAAAATATAAATATGTATTATATTTATCATATACCGGGTAAAAAAATCGGTGTTACACGTAATCTTAATACGAGAGTTACGTTAACACAGGGTTATGCCCCAGACGAATATGAAGTTCTTGATCAGTCCGATGATATAGATTATATATCAGAGAAAGAGATAGAACTTCAAAAGTCTTATGGCTACAGAGTTGACCGTAAGAAATATAATGAATTAGTTAAATTAAATAAAATGAATATAAACGTAACAGAACAAACTACTACGTTTCCTTATCCTATTAAAAAACTAAAAGGTAATTTAATGGATAACATAGGGTTTAAATGGAATACAGATCACGGTGATTGTATACTTAATTTAGATTCTATACGTTGGATAATGCAAAACGTTAAAACATCTATGTACAATGACAATAGGTGTTATGTATACAATAAAGCATTTGCTGAGTGGTTTAAAACTCCTGAATTATGGAGTGATGATGTAGTAGATAAACCAGTAGTTAAATGCAGTAAAAAACCTCTTAAAATATTTGAAAACATTAGAGACTGGGCTGAAACTAGAGGCCTATACGATAAAGGTAATTCACATACTCAATACGTAAAGCTTCAAGAAGAAGCTGGTGAATTAGCTAAAGCATTATTACAAAATGATAAAGCTGAAGTTATCGATGCAATAGGTGATATGGTTGTAGTATTGACAAACCTAGCTCACTTAGAAGGAGTACATATAGAAACTTGTATTGCTGAAGCTTATAAAGTTATTAGTAATCGCAAAGGTAAAATGATTAACGGAACATTTGTAAAAGATGAATAAATACGTAGTAAAAACAGACGATAAAATCGTAGAGCAAGTTATCGAAAAGATAGATCAACGTAGTCTGATTGGTCAAGCTAAATACGGTGCAATGATGATGGAAGAAGTTGAAGGTAAAGACAAAGACTTAAATGATTTCTTAATTGATGTACAAGAAGAAATAATGGATGCTTTGCTATACATACAAGCAGCAAGAGCTTGCTTACGTGATGAAATAGAAGAGTGTATGATTAACAAACAAAAAAAGTTCAATGATAACTTGGACCAATTGTTAGATGAAGAGGAAGAACTATAAAAGAAAACGTGGACCTGTACAAGCAAAGAAAGTTAAATATGACGGTATAAACTTTGCTTCAGGTCTTGAGCGTTATATGTATATGGCTTTGAAAAAAGCTAAAATAAAAGCTAAATACGAAGGTAAAACCTATGAAATAGTAAAAGGTTTTAATTTTAAAAATAGTTGCATAGCTAGAGCAGCTAATGGTAAAGGTGAATATAAAGAAAGAGGTAATAAAAAAATATTACCTATTAAATATACACCTGACTTTATAGGTAAAAATTTTATCATTGAATGTAAAGGTAGAGCTAATGAATCTTTTCCAATACGATGGAAGCTGTTTAAAAAATATTTAGCAGATAATAAAATAAAAACAACTTTGTACAAACCACAAAATCAAAAACAATGCGACGAAACAGTAGAGTTAATCCTAAGCTTGCAAAAATAATAGCTAGAAAAAAATATGCTGAGCGCCAAATTGATAAATGGGTTAAGTGGTCTTGGCAACAAAGAGGAAAAGTAAAATATAAAGAACTGGTTAAGTATCAAGATCAGTATAATATTAAAGTTTATGGATAAAGAAAAATGGAACTGGTCTTTATCAATAGGTTTTTATCCAGGTATATTATTTGGTATGAGAGCTTATGAAGAAGAAGACCGATTAACTTATGTGTTTTATATCCCGTTTGTGGATGTAGCACTAGAATTACCTTATAACAATGAGTCTATTTAAAGAAAGAATACCTTACAAACCGTTTGAATACCCTATATATTACACCGAAGGTTGGTTAAAGCAAGCACAAGCGTTTTGGTTACATACAGAAATACCTATGTCAGGTGATGTTAAAGACTGGAACGAAAAGCTTACATTAGCTGAAAAAAACTTAGTTGGTAATATACTATTAGGTTTTGCTCAAACTGAATGTGCTGTATCTGACTACTGGACACAAAAAGTCGTATCATGGTTTCCAAAACACGAAGTGCAACAGATGGCTATGATGTTCGGCTCACAAGAAACAATACACGCTGTTGCATATAGTTATTTAAATGAAACACTGGGACTTGAAGACTTTGAAGCGTTTTTGCACGAACCCGCAACATCGGAAAGGTTTGATAATTTGGTTGCTTATGACGGCAACGATCCTGTTGGCATTGGTAGAAGCTTGGCAATATTTTCTGCCTTCGCAGAGGGCGTTAGTTTGTATTCAGCTTTTGCTGTTTTATATTCTTTTCAGTTACGAAATCTTCTCAAAGGAATAGGTCAACAAATGAAATGGTCTGTAAGAGACGAATCGTTACACAGTAAAATGGGTTGTCAATTATTTAGACATATGTGCGAAGAAATACCTACATTAAAAGAAGACTGTAAAGAAGATATATATACAGCTGCTAAAATTATGGTAGATCTTGAAGAAAAATATATAGATAAAATGTTTGAAATGGGTGATATTGAAAACCTTAAAGCAAACGACTTAAAACAATTTATTAGAAAAAGAACAAATGAGAAACTTGTGGAGTTGGGTTATACAGATAAAAGACGCTTCTTTAGCTATGATGGAGCTAGCGCTGATGTACTTGATTGGTTTTATCATCTTACTGGTGGTCACACCCATACAGATTTTTTCGCGATTCGTCCAACTGATTACAGTAAGGCAAATGAAGGAGAAGATTTCGAAGATATTTGGTAGTAAAAATTGGCCAGTACGTGTAGGTTATATGGGTGCAGGTATGATACTAGCAGCGCATTGGACATTAGAACCTATATTATTTATATGTGGCTTTAGCTGCGTACTAGTTCAAGTTACACATAGAAAACAATGGAACTTAGTAGTTTTAAATATAAATGGCTTAGTTGCATGGATAATACATTATTTAAATTAAATTAAAAATGAAACATAAAGTAAAACAAAGATGTAGCTGTGGTGATCCTATAGAAATATGGAAATTAAATGAACCTATGGATTACGTGGAAGTAAAAGAATCCACGTTAAAAGATGCTGGATTAGGGTTATTCGCTATAAAAGATATACCAAAAAATACAGCTATTGATTGGTACAAAGGAAGAATAACAAAAGAAAAGGTAATTACTCATAATAGATTATATACTTGGAGATTTGATAGTGATCTAACAAAACAAACACTAAGATTAGAGGCTTGTGTTCATGAAGTAGGAAATCCTTTAGCATATGTAAATACTTATGCGAATGACGAGCAAAAAAAATTAATTAATACGAGCCCAAAAATAGTTAATGAAAGAGTATATTATATTACTAAAAGAAAAATTAAAGCAGGAGAAGAATTAATAATAGATTACGGCGCTAAATATAATGTGCTCAAAGCTAAAAACGATAACAACCTATGAAAGAATCTAAACTAATTGAATTAAAAAATAAAGTAGAAGGTTTAACTAGAATAGTTAAAAACTTAATACACGAAGTACACTCATGTGTTAGTGTAAGTCAAGGAACACTAACGGCTTTGCAAATGCATTTAGGCAAAGAAGAATGGGAAAAAATAGTTAATGAATTAAAAGATAAAGAAAAAAGATTAAAAGATGTGGAACAATCAATGGAAAAAGGGAGTTGATTACCCAGAGTGGGGTGATAATGAAGTCTATAAAAAAACAATAGGAGGAGGATATTTATATAATGGAGAAACACCAAAACAAGCTTATGAAAGAGTTAGTAAAACAGTTGCAAAAAGGTTGGGTAAACCTGAAATGGCTGATGTCTTTTTTAATTACATATGGAAAAATTGGTTATGCTTGGCGTCGCCTGTGCTCAGTAACACCGGAACAGATCGTGGTCTTCCTATTAGCTGCTTTGGGATTGATGTTGCTGATTCCATTATTGACATAGGACAAAAAAATCTAGAGATGATGCTGCTCGCTAAACACGGCGGTGGAGTTGGCATTGGAGTAAATCAAATAAGACCAGCCGGAGCAAAAATAACAGGGAATGGAACAAGTGACGGAGTTGTACCTTTTTGTAAAATATATGATTCAACTATACTTGCAACAAATCAAGGATCTGTCAGACGAGGAGCTGCATCTGTTAATATCAACATTGAACATGACGATTTTGAAGAATGGCTCGAGATTAGAGAACCAAAAGGAGATGTCAACAGACAATCACTTAACCTCCATCAATGCGCGGTCGTCGGTGATAAATTCATGCGAAGACTTATTAGCGGAGATGATGAAGCTAGAAAACGATGGGGAAAATTACTTCAAAAGCGTAAAGCAACTGGCGAACCTTATATTTTATTTAAAGGAAATACAAATAAGCAAAACCCTTCAGCTTACAAAGACAACGCGCTGAAGGTACACATGACAAATATCTGTAGTGAAATAGTTTTACATACAGATGAAAATCATTCATTCGTTTGTTGTCTATCTAGCTTAAACCTAGCTAAGTATGACGAGTGGAAAAATACAAGAAAAAGGTTTACCATTTGAGGGTTTATTATCACAATATGAAACTAGAAGAATCTTTAGCCAAATCAAAATCGAATCTGAACGAGCTTCTATGGCTCTTGCAGATGTTTATGGAGAACCTCTTTGGTGTGTCGGTACTGGTTTTCGTAATACCCATTTACGCGCTATTGCTCCCACTGTTAGTAATTCTAAACTTTCTGGAAATGTTAGTCCCGGGATTGAACCCTGGGCAGCTAATGTATTTACGGAACAGTCAGCTAAAGGAACGTTCATTAGGAAAAATCCTACGTTGGTTAAAGTGTTGGAAAAAGCAAACATCAATACGAAAGAAACGTGGGACAAAATCTTAGCAGATGGAGGTTCGGTACAAGATATACCAGAATTAGACGAAGATACCAAAGAAGTATTTAAAACATTTAAAGAAATAAATCAATTAGAATTAGTTAGACAAGCAGGAATACGTCAACAATATATAGATCAGTCAGTTAGTTTGAATTTAGCTTTTCCAGCTGAAGCAACACCTAAATGGATTAACCAAGTTCATTTAGACGCATGGAAAAAAGGTATTAAAACCTTATATTATATGCGGACTGAATCAGTGCTACGTGGAGATATAGCAGCTAAAGCTATGGAAGACTGCGTTGCTTGTGACGGATAATAAAAAAGGGGAGCTCAATGAGTTCCCCTTCTTGTTACAGGATCTTTGGGTATGGTACGCCCATTATATTTTGATCCTATTCATATACATTATCATCCCCTTGATACATCCTCATTAATTGATTTGGATGTATTCCTGATGGATTATCATATTCTGGTCCTTGACTTTTAAATCTCCATCTTGGTGCATCTAATTTTATATTTTCACCTCTTCGTCCTTTAGCATAATCATCATATACTGCATAGCTATTAGCTCCTACTAATTCTGCATAACCTTCACTACCTGGTTCAATTCCTCCATAAGCTTCAATTTCACTTTTCCAAAAGTCTGCCAAACTAGATTTTTGTTCAGGTGTCATGTTAGAATAATCTATAGTATTATCACCTCCAGAACTACTTACAGTTTGTTGTGGAGCAGCATTACTATAAGGTTTATTTATAGTTTCATATTTAAAGTATTCGCCTTTAGCGTCTCTTGGTCTATTTGATAACACTCCATCTTCAGGATCAACATTAACTTGGTGTTGATCGCTCCAGAAAGATTTACCGTATTTATTAGCTTCGCTGTGTAAACTATCTTTTACATGTTGCGGCATGCTTTCATATATTTCTCTGTTTCTTGGATCAAAATCATGATGATTACTATTTAACGCTGCGTTGTATTTTCCTTCGCCCTCTGGCATTCTGTTTTCAAGTCTTGGAAAATTTCTGTTTATTTCTGGTTGTACTTCTTTAGTTTGTTTTGTTAAAACTGGACTCGTTGAAGTATGAGGCAGTTTAAACCCAGTTGTTTTACAAATTTTATTTATCATATTGTTTTATATTTAGTTCTACCCATATCATCTTTATAGGCTTTTAGACATCTATTTCTATTATCTTCTTCTGATACATATGATATATGTACCCAATTAGGATTCATATCCGTTCCAAACTCCCATATCATTTGATCAAAGTTTAAGTTTTCTTTTATCCACGCGTACATTTCTGCATTTGTTTTATAACCATATACATCATCTATATCAATTGCTTGACCTTTACAATGCTGTGAGGTTTTTGACCCACCGATCTTTTCATTAAGTTCAGGTGATCTAAAAAATGAATTAACTTTTATAGGTCCACCAACCCATAATCTTAATGGTTCAAATACTTTTTCCGCCAATACTTTCATATTTTCTACTTGTGTAGGATTAGGTGTGTTATCTATACACTTACGTTTAGCTGTTTGTGAGTGTATTGCTTCCGCGTAAGTTATATGTTTACTTATATTTTCCATATTATTCTGCTTCGCTAAATACAGCATAGACATGTATATCTCTGTTTCTGCCTTTGCGTATTGTAGCTATTAGTTCTTTACGATCTTTAACTTCCTCTTCTTTTACAGGATAGTACTTAGGATTCGTGCTATTTAATTTTCTTTTTTTCATTTTAAAATTGTGAAGCTTTATTAACTTCGTTTATTGCTTCTTGTATATCATTTAAATCTGCTGGTAATGTTAAATCTAAACCAGCTTTAAAAACAGTTTCTTTTATACCATCTTTAAATATAATAAGTGTTGGTGCCATGCGTACTTTATATTTTTTCTTAGCAGTTGGACATATAGCTATATCTGCTCTATAATATATAACATCTTTTAGTTCTGACCATTGATCAAACTTATTCGCATCGTTAAACTTAGCATAAAACTCTACAATAACAGGTTTATTTTTATCATCACCAAAAGCTTGTCTTTCATTTATTTTACTATCAAAATTATCATCTGTAATCCACTCTTGTCCGAAGGTTGGTGTAAATGTAAAAAATAAAAGTAAAAAAATTAAAAATGCTAGTATTGCTCTCATCTTCCGTTTTTTTGTATTTCGTATAATCTTTCGTCGATTTTATCAATTGTCTCTTTTATTTCTTCAACATCTTCTTGTGTATCCATTATTGTTTGACGTATCAATTCGTCTTTTAAATCATACTCAACTCTATCGATCACAGGTGCCGGTAATTCTTTTGCCTGTGCTATATCTGCTTGTAATGTAAACCACATACCTGCTAGTGTAATTACAAACGCCACTATCATTCCAATAGTTTTAAGATCTAGTGTTACCTTAGTTTCTTCGCTTATTTGGGGTGCTGCCATTTGATTTGTTTATAGTGTTATTAGATGGTGTACTTAAACTTGGTGATAACGATGGTCCTGTTCCTACGTTAGCTGGTTTATTATAAGTGCCTGTAGGTTTGTTATTTGGTAATGTAACATTAGATATATTAGGTACGGTTACCTGTGGTCTTGGTACTGTATAATAATAATTACCCCAACCCCACATTCCATAATAAGGAGATGGTCTCCAGTAATTATGATAGTAAGGATAAGTGTGGTAAATATTTTGATATACTCTAGGTCTTAACGAATTAACATCAAGCTGAATAGTATCACCTTCATGAGTAACCGCTAGTACTTTAATAGTGTTTTTTGGTGCTTGTGTGTATGTTCCACAACTAGCAAAGGCCGCAATGGCCACCACATATAGGGCAATTTTCCATATTTTCATTTATTTATTATTAATTTTTGTAAGTTTCGTCTCCTCTTCTTGTTACCTTAGATCTTCCACTTCCTTCAAATGATGCAACATTTGGTGGTATAGGTACAACAGGAGCAACTGGTTTAGCTGGTTTATCTTTTTTAACCTTCATACCTTTTAATTCAGCCAAAGGACTTCTTGCCATAAATGGACTCGTAAAATTACTCATGATTTATTTTTTTTCTTTATGTTTATTACAAAAGGCTCTAGCGCTTTCTTTGCTTCCAAAACCCCACTTTTTTAAAGCCATTGCTAATTTTGTTGGTTCACCTTTTGCATCTTTTAATGCTCCAGCCATACCCGCAAATCTACAAGCAAAAGAAACTCTTCTGGGACCTGTACCTGAAGTTTGTCTATCACCTAAGGTTTTACCAGTTTCTTTTTTATGCTTTTTACGCATAGCTCTATTTTGCTTTTCGTAAGCTTCTTCTTTTATATAGAATGGTGACTTGTTAATCATCTTTATTCTTTTTATTTTTAGGTAAGTATTTAACTTTACCATTTTCGGTTCTAGCTCTACTACAATCATCATTTATACATGTACCGCTATATGTACCATCTCCATACTTCCAAGAAACTTTTTCTCCTTTTCTACTATTTAAGGGACTTTTTGCCATAAATGGCGAACTAAATTTACTCATAATTACTTGTTTTATTATTCGTCTTCTATTAAACCAGATTCTTTTGTTGCATCATACACTGTAGTTGTAAATGAAGGCACGCTAATTGGAGCTCCAGTAGAGGTTCTACCTTTTCCACCTGAAGTTAATTTTAATTTTGTATTAATTGCGTTTTCAATAGCTCCTTCATCTCCTGAATTTATAGCATTAGCCGCATTTGTAATAGTTTCCATATGAGGTTCCATCAACTTATTTCCTATTTTTGTAGGACCTAATTTTTTACCGTCAGGAGTTTCATTAGGGTTTCCTATATGTACTTCTCCTAATTCTTTTAAAGGAGATTTTGACATAAAAGGAGCAGTAAATCCACCTTTCTTAGCTAAACGTTCTATTCTATTTTCATGATTTTGAATATCACTATCCGTGCCTTTTTTTCCTTTTGCAACCTTTGCTTTAAACCTATCGTCAATTCTTTTGACTCTTCTTTGTAATCTTTCTTTTTTTCCCATTTTACTTTAATGTTATGTTCAGGCCAACTGAACTATTATATATTTTACTATCCCAAAACTTAGTATATTCGCCTTCAACAAATACTCCTATGCTTTTGCTCAGTTTCCAACCAAATTGTATTCCTGTTTGATAATCTTCCCACTGTTCTTTTTCAGCATCTTGTATTAATCCTCCAAGTCCCCAATTGTTTCTATTATGATAACTAAAATCTTCATCACCTTTTACATATTTATGATATGGTAATAAATAAGAACCATAAGCATGAAGCCAAAAGTTATTTTTATAATGATAAAAGTCAAAACCGAGCACTGGTGATATAACACCAAAAGCGTCTATATCTGCCCATATTTCATTATTATAACGATTCATAAGATCAGTAAACACTGTTTGTCTAAATTGTAAATCTGTATAAGCTACAGTCTCACCCGCTGGATTAATCCAATACCAATCACTTACTTCGTTACCATCTTGATCTTCTGATGTATAATAAATATCATCATAACCGTAATAAAAACCAAGTGTATACCATGGGTTTACCGCATATCCATCTGGAGTAGTTTCATTTAACCATATCTCTACAGGGTTATAACCATAAGGTCTTTCATGTGTACGATACATAATTCCTCCTGATAAACTAAACTTTTTACCAATAGGTAATTTAGCTCTTAACTCTGCTGATTTGTAATCAAAATTTACTTTTCCTTGTTTTCTACTTTCTATCTTAATAATATGGTATTTTCCACTGTGTTTTAGAAAATATCGATGATTTTGAAATACATCATCTCTGGATCTTTCTTTTTCAGTATGAAATACATATTCAAATCCATTAACCGCTGAATTAGGAGCAGTCATAGATACGTTAGATTCAGTCCCATCATAATAGTTTTTGCCTTTTAATTCATAATCAAACCTTGCGATCTTACGAATACCAAAACCATACCTATAATCAAAATCATAGTAGTTTGTTCCATCAACTACAACAGGTACATCATATAAACTTCCATTAGGATTTGTTCTAACAAAATAATTAGGTGCATTTTCTTTAGCGTTTTTAATATCACCTGATATATATACAGTACTATACTTAAAAAAATCTTTAAATAACTTTTTCTTTTCTTGTGCTTGAAAAGAGAATGTTACGAGTAAAATAAGAGCTAATATTTTTTTCATTATTTATTTCTTTTTTTTCTTTGTTTTCTTTTTTTCTGTAGTGCTTGCCAGTCTTTTCTTAAATATGTTTGAATATTTATAACCATCTGATCACCACATGTATTTTTTCTGATAACTTTTACTTTGTGCTCACCTACTTTTTCAATTGTAGTTGTTACACATTTTTTTCTTTCTTGCGCATTTGTTGTTAAAGTAAATGCTAATAAAATTAAAATTATTTTTTTCATTATTTGTATTTTTTAAACATTAGTTTGTACAGCAATTTGTTCCAAGCCTGCTGCAGCTTATCAATAAATTTTTTCATAATTATGGTTTTACGTAATATTGTATGACACCACTTGGTCTTTCTACTTGCATATAATCTACACCAAGTTCACCTTTTGGTTTATAATGATTCGGTCCTTCCATTGGAATTTTCTTAGTAAATCCTTTGGACTTAACTTCTTTAACTTGTTTTTCGTAATTTTCTTTAATATTAGCATCTTCTTTAGCTTCTCTTTCAACTGTACTTTGTCTTCCCCAATATGGTAAATTAAAGTTCCAACCACTCCAACCAAGAGTTAAAGCTACTCTTTTCCACATCCTAACAGATTCATCTGAGGCTTGTCTTAAATTGTTAACTTTCATTAATACTCTATCTACAGGAGCATTAGTAACAGCAGATATTATTTGAGCTACTGCTAAGTAAGCTGGATTATCTAAGCTCCAACCTCTTCTTTTTATTTCATCTCTTTCAAATGTAAATGTTCTAGCTGCTGATTTAAGTTTTCTATATTTAGCATCTATAACAGAGCTTACATCAAACACATCGTCAGGTATATCTCTATAATCAGGTTTATTTTTATCTGATTCTTCAGCAACACGCATAAGTATGTTTTTAGTAGTAGAAATTATTGCTCCACCAAAACCAAGACCAAACAGCAACGAATCAGCCATACCATTTAATGTCCTTGCCAACCTATCATCTTTTCTTTTGTCTTCGTCTTCTTCATCAAACAACATAGCAAACATTGCTTGTTGCAAAGCATTAAACATTAAGTTCTGCATACCAACATAATAAACAATACTAGACAAGTTACTCATATCACTTTCACGTTGAGTCATACCAGGCTTTTTACGTCTATTATATAGATCTTGTATAGATTTTTTAGTTTTTCTATTATACTGCATCGTAACATTTTGAAACGATAAAAGTAGACGACCAGCAAAACTTGCTTGTTGAGAAGATATTTTACTTGGATTACTAGATTGTTGAGTGTCTTCTGCTATGGCATAAAAATCTGCAAATGCTTGCTCTTCAGCTTCAGCTTCAGTATATTTTTTACCTGTTTTAGGATTAACTCTATTAAGTAAAGCTTTTTTACGATTAATAAAAAATGGCGCACCACCTAATGCTATAGCAAAACTATCCATTATTCTTGTAATAGCAAAACCTTTATCTAGTAAGTAACTAAAAGCTCCTTTAATACCACCTTTTTTAGCCGCATCTGCAAGTTCAGCTTCATTAACATTTATTTTTAAACCATCACGTCTGTTAACTAAGTAATCAGAATTCATTAATTTTAAAAATGTTGGCCACATTTCTTTACTAGCAAAAGCTTTAGAAGCATCTACAATATTATTATCACCCCAATTTATAAAGTTTACAGCAGATAAAGTTTGAAGCAAACCAGATCTCATGTTTAAGAACATAACATTTGCAACAGAAGCATTTAACCAGTCTAGCATTTCATTTACTAAACCTGCACCTGCACCTACCATAACTGGTCTGTTGCTACCGCTTTTCATTCTACGTAGAGAATCTTTTAAGGCTTCTACATATTTACTTCCATATATAGCTTCAAGTTTATTAAACATTGCGTCATCAAATATAGCATCAACATTTTCATTAAACTCTTTCATTAGTTCTGCTCTAAACGATGTGTCTAGTCCATCTATTATATCGTTTTTAATACTTCCACCTAACCAATTTTTTCCTGGAGCAGGATATGTTCTACCTTTTTGAATAAGTTGTAATTCATCAGCAAACACGCTTAGTTCAGGATCTGCTTCTACTGCTTTAACCAGTCTATTTATATCTCTTTTAGACATGTCAGGTATATCATTACCTTGTTTATTCCATATGTAAACTCTTATAGCTTGCTCTTTATTAAAAGGTCCTCCATCTATTTCTTTTAACAACGGATTTCTAAAACTTAATTTACTTCCTTTTAATGTTGGAAACTTTTTTCTTAACGCGGCAAAGTCTCTAGCTACAGCTACTTTAGCAGATAACAATTCTCTTTCTGCTTTGTTATAAACATCTATTAAATTATCTTTTATAAATTTTAAATGTTTATTTCCTTGTTCACCTTTACCTACAATAGAATATAGCAAACCTAAAAAATCATCAGCTGATGGGGTAATTTTAAACTGTCTAATAAATCTTTTTACTAAACCTCCATCTTTCTTTTTTCCTTCTAATTTAGCTCTAGCTGTTGAATATTGTTTAAATCTACCAACACCAGTAACTTCTTCTATTTGCTTATTAAACTCTTGGTTTAGTTTTCTACCTTTGCTTTCCATGGCTTGCTGAACCTCGTTTTTAACGTCTAATGCGTCTAAAACTTGTTTAACACCTTCCACATTAGCAAAAGAATCATCAGCAAAATAAAAATCATTATAACCTTCAGCTGTTTTGTTTAATATAAAATCAACTTTAGCTTGTGGTGATCCATCAGCTAATCCAGTAATATTTTTTAAAGGTATATTTATACCAATACTTTTAAGGAATTTTTGTATAGCTGGTCCTGCGCTATTGGGTCTAGCTGTTAAAACAAATATATCTCCACTACCAAACTTACCTTGACGTTTCCTAGCTAGATCAGCCAGTGGTCCTTCTTGAGTATCTTTAGCTACATTTTCAAAATTCTTAAAATCAAATTCAGCACCTTCTGCTTCTAATTGACCAGCTGTTTCAGCAAATTCTGATGCACTTATTTCTCTTGTTTCACCATTAGGCATGTTAACTATAACCTTTTCTTTAGTTTTAGCTAACGTATCATCAAAATCAAATACGCTAATACCTTTTGTAGGTTTTACTCTTTCAATAGCTTTGCCTCTACTTTCCATAGAAGCAATCATAACATCTTTTTGTTGTTGTGATCTTTGTTCTTTGTTAACTATTACATCAAAATCATTAGCATTTTCACTTGCTACATTCGCCTTAGCATTTTGTACTGGTAAACTCGCTTTTAATTTTTGTTTATGTATAGGTAGTATTTCACCTTTACTTTCTACTATTAATTCATTTTGATAATGTACTGATTCTAAATTAATATCAGCTTTATTTTTTATTGGTAAACCTACTTCTTCAGCCATTGTTTTACCAGTTACAGGGTTTACAATAGAATTTAAATTAATATCTGCAGCTGCTAATCTTATCGCTGCAATATTAGGAGTTAAAACACTTGTGTCTTCTGGTAAAATACTAGCAAAACCTGCTCTATCTAGTTTAGTATCATCTTTTTTAGATAATTGTATTTGAATAAAATTATCTCTAATACCAGACATAACATCTTTAACGTTACCATTTTTTATAGCTAATAATAAAGAAGCTCCAATAACAGATGCTGGTGGACTATGTTCTTCTCTATACTTATTTCCCTGTCTATCTGATTTTTTACCATCTTCAGCATACTCAAATTTAGTTGATTTATACTTAAATGGCGCGGCTACTTTTATTAAACCATTTGTAGATTGATATGCTCCTTCAATTATAATAGCAGCAATACTTAATGGCATTCCATTTGCAACAGCTTTTTCTAATTCAAGAGCCGTTTCTTCTAAAATATCCATGTTAATAGCAGCTTGTTTTCTACCTTTTTCAGTAAAAGCATTTTTAACAGTGACTCTTTTAAATGTTTTTTGACCTTTTTTATTGTTTTTTATAGCTGCATCTCTAGCTTTTATATAAGCTGGATCATTAACACCATAATACAATCTATTTCTACCAGGAACCAAAGTAACACCTTCGCCAAACTCTGCTTCAATTTGTTTTAATGTAGGTTGTTTAAATCTTTTACTACCGTCTTTGTTTCTTTTAATTTTTTTAGTACCAGTTTCATAAATTGGCACACCTTTTATTTTTTTACCATTTGATAAATCATAAACTACATCACCATTTTCTAATCTAGTTCTTTGTGCTCCTGCATTATTAAATCTAGCAGCATTAAAAGTATTTTCATTTAAACCTTGTGTTTCAATAGCGTTTTGAACCTCATCTTGAACTTTCTTTCTATTGTCTTGGTTTATTTCTGTTTTAGTGCCTACTATATCATTAGCAGCATTTTTATCTTTTGCTCTAGCAATTTCTTTATATTTATTTAGATTTATTTTTTTACCTTTACTAAACTGAGCTCCACTTGCTTTTCTTTTAGCAGAATCAGGTTGAGCAGTTTCTAACATACGATTACGTATATGTAATGATAATAAACCTCTAATTGTACCTACTTTAGCACTATCTCTATAAATCTTTTTTGTTGCAGGTATTTTAATAAGATCTAAATAATCTTTTAAACTGCCTGTTTTTTTACCATCTGTGTATAAAGCTCGCTTAACATTAAGTGGTATAAATGTACCTTTACCACTTGCATCTAATGCTTTTGGTAAATTAGCAAAATCAGCTTGAGCATTTTGAGTTAAAAACATTTGAGCATTTCTTAAACCAGCTTCATCTGTTACTGAAAATGTTTGAGACTTATCCGTTAATCTGTTAGGATTAGTTATTTCCAACATATCTGTATAAACCTTAGCTACTTTTTCAGGAATATTTCTAGTCTCTGCTAATGTAACTTCTTTTCCTTTATATGATTCTTGAACTGCTTCAGTTATTTTAGTTTCTAATCCAGCTTTATCAGTTTCTACTCTAGCTAATATGTCTTTAGAAAACTTAGTTGTTTTGCTAGGCACTGGTCTAACTTTTGCTACTTCTGTTGTTTCAGTTTGTGTTACTACATCGCCAACTTGATCAACTTGAATCCCAGGACCACCAGTTCTATCAGCTATAGCCGCATCAATTTCAGGTTTTCTAGTTCTTATTGTTTCAGCTAAATATGTACTAACTTGAGCTCCACCTTCTAAATCAAAACCAGCTAATGCACTAGTATTTCTTGGACCATATTTACCTTGACCAGATCCTTCAAACTGTCCTAATATTTGATCAATAACAACTTCTTTAGCAGCTTCCATTTCTTGTTGATTATTGATATTAAGTGACTTACTTATTAATGGCCAGTTTTTTTCTACTAGTGCCTGTGCTAGTGGAAACTGTTGATCGGTTTTATTTTGTATAGCTTCATTTAAACCTTGTTGAAGCATTTCGTTGTCTAACTCCATATAAGCTTGAGTAGCTTGTGGTATAACTTGTCCAACGGACTGCATAGCTTCGTCATCTCTAATGTTTGGCTTTGCATTTACAATTTCATCTTCTGGCGGTATTTGATCAATACCAGCTTTACCTTCTAATATATTACCACGCCAATTATTCATAAATTGATTTACATCTGAAGCTGTGTTTAATTCTAACATCCAAGATGGATCACCTAATATTTTTTGTATAGCTCCATTTAAAAAAGATTTAAACGATGGTAAAGCTTGAAAATCACTAGCATTAATAACACCTAGCATCATACCATTGTTTATTTGAGCTAGCATTTCTTCATAATTGTACTCACCATTGCTTTTGTACATTTCTACTCTTTCAAGTAAATCTTGTAAATCCTTTTTTTGCTTAGGAGTACCAGTTTCCATTTTACCTTTAATAAGCTCTAACAATTCGTTAGTAGCAAGAGCAGCATCTTTTTTAAGTAAACCCTCTACTTTTAAACCCTTAGATTTTATAGTAGCATGAAATAATTCTTCTAATGGAGCTAAAGCAGCATAATTACCATCAGATTGATTAGATGAGTGCATTCTAGCATCAATCGCGCCTTGGTTGATAATTATATCACCATTAGGTAAATACATTGCATTAGACTGTGTTTCACCCATAAACTTATCTACTATTAAATCTACATCAGCAGCTTCATAACCTGCAGCTTCTAACTCTGCTCTAATAGCAGCTGGATTTTGAAAAGATTCAGAACTTATTTGCGTGAACTTTTTATTTTTATCTGACATAGTTAACGCAGCATCAAAAGCAAAATCATTTAAACCTAATGTGTAAGCTAAATCTATATTAGGTGATGTACCATACTTCTCGTTTAATCTTTTTTGGTTTTCTAATACATTTTCAGTTTTACGATTTAATAATTCATTTTTTCTTATTTCTAAAGCTTCTGATTCTTTTCTTAAATCTTGTTTAGTTTTTTCAAATACCTTATCTTGCTCCAATGATCCTCCTGTTGAAGCTAAACCTTTCATTTGTTTATCTAAAAATCTTTGTTTTTGATTTATATCTGCAACTTCTCGTATTTCAGCCTCAGTCATGTGATTCAATTTTTGCATGACTTGCGCATCATAAAAACCTAATTTTTTAATTAAAGCTTTTTTCTCAGCGTTATAAAAAGCTCTTTTTTCTTTTGTGTCTAATGCTCCTGAATTTAATCTACCTTGTATTGTTATTAATCTGTGAACATCACTTTTATTATCTAACATTTCATCACGAGTTTTAAACTCATCTTGTAACATTTGTCTAGTGTTGTTCATTGTAGTAGGCGCCATAATAGCAAAAGAAGTAATAGCTGTTTTAACAAAGAAGTCAGCATTTAAACCCTCTAACAAACTCTTGTCTTCATTTAATGCTACAATATCTATAGCATTATGACCTACTTGTGTAAATGCTTCTTCAAATACTTCACTAGGCATTGCTTTGGTTACAGCTGGTCTTAATCCTTTGATAACCGTACCTGCTAATACACCTTTAAAATTAGTGGCATTAGTATATAATTCTTTTTTTATTTCTTTTTTAGCATAAGATCTAGCAGCTTTTTGTACACCACTAACCAAACTTAACGAACCCATTGTTTCAGCTACTGTAGCTACAGCTCCAAAACCGTATGATGAAAAAGCTTTTCTTGCAAAACTATAATTATTGCTTAAAGTATTATTTGCTTCTTCTTTTTCTTGAATTAAAGCTTTTCTTTCACCTTCTGGTAAAGATTCTATTTCAAGTCTTTCATTTATTTCATCTATACGATCTCTAATATTGTACTCTTCTACAACAATATCTCCATATTTACCACCAGATTCACCAGCAAAGAATATTCCCTGAGCTGCTCTCATACCATATAAACCATATGTTTTTTGAGTTGCTAACGCCTCTCTATAAGCAGCGTTTGCAGTTTGTACAGCTTTGGCATTACCATGAAGTCTTACACCACCTTTACCAATTCTAGCTGCTTTCAATGCTTGAGTAGCTCTTGCTACACCAGCAGCTCCTTTTATAGCTAAACCAGCTGGTATAAAAGTAGTTAAAATTGAAGGACTGTTATCTGCTAAAGCCTCACCAACATAACGTAAAACACCAGATCCATCAGCACCAAATTCTACATCATCTAAAGTTAAAGCAGGTGGTAAAGTTTCTGCTCTATGTTGTGCTAATCTTTGATTGTAATTAGCAATACCATCAGACATATTTTTTATAGTCTTATCTATTTGTGCATCTAAAGCTGGATTAAAAGTTAGTGCTTTAATAGCTTTTAAACCTAACTGACCAGTTAAATTTAAAACATTTTTACCTCCTTTAATGAAAAAATCTTCCATAGCAGCAGCGGCTCTACCACTTATACTATAATCAAATCCAGCTGCTTTAGCAATAAGATAATCTTTATCACTACTATCTGCTATAGCTTCTACATCTTTCATGTATTTATTAACTAAAACACCTAAATTGTCAGAATTTTTTATTAATAAATCGTATTGTCCTTCAAAATCTTGTTGGGTATACGCATCATATGCAGCAGAATAGTCTTCCATGTACTGTGTAAATAACACTTTCTTTTCTTCAAAATCTTCTTCAGACATAAATAAATCATCATTCATGCCCATTAATTTACCGTCACTATATCTTCTACCAAAATCTTGATAATTTTCACCAAACTCATCAATGATTTTTTTACCAGCTTCATCAATAGCATCAACAAATGGTTTTTGCTTTTTCTCTAATTCAGCTTGTTGTTGTTCAACAGAAGCTGCTTTCGCATTTATTAAATCTTTAGTTACATTAGTTGCTTTATAAAGCTCTTCTTTAGATTTAACATCACCAGTTAATATTTTTACTATTTCTTGTATTTCTTCACCATACTTACCACCAAAACCCTCATCACTTCTATTAAATCTATTTAATTCTTCTGCAAATAGTTTTTCTTTAGCTCTTTGGATAACATCGTCATCCATTTCAACATCTTCACCTTTTTTATATTTTATGTATGCCTCATATTTATCACCGAGAGTCTCTCTTAAATATTTATCATAATCATCTTGGTTACCAAATTTTTTATGCGCTTCTCTTTTTGCACTAGCTAAAGCCGCTTGATACTCCTCTTCTGTTTCATATTCACCTCTTTGATTAGCATTATTAACATCAGCTATTAAGTTGTAACCATAATATCTTCCTCTAGGATCATTTTTTGATTTTGTTTTATCCCAAGTGTAATCAGCTTCATAATCATCTACTTCACCAAAATATAATTCAGCAGCTTTATCTTTTAAAACATTTTCATCATATTTTACAAAACCATCAGAGCTTACAGTATCGATGTATTGATATGCTTGATTCATCAATGTTTGTGATGTAAGCAAGTCTTCTTTTTTAAGTCTTGTTGAACCTCTATAACCTTCTTTACCAACATCTGTAGCTAAGTCACCTGACACACCAATAGTTATCATTTCGTTGTCGTCAATGTTTTCAGCTATTTTTGCTGAATCAGACACCATCTGTTCGTCGCTACGAAGTTTTTTGATTTCTTTGTCTTCTTTGTCGACAAGTGATTGTTCAAACTCTTCCGCACTTAAAGGCTCTTGACCTTCAGGAACAGTTGCTAAATAATCATCGTAAGTCTGCATTCAATTTAATTTTGAGGTGCTTCCTGTGCTCCTTGTTCTTGCTCTTTATTTTCTTCTTTAACCTCTTCAGTTTCTAATTGAAAAGGAACCGCATCAGCTTTTACTGTTGGTAGTTTATTAGTGGTGAATTGCTTTAAATAATTATTCATAAAGTATTCTTTATATTTATTCATAAAAAGATTTTTCTTATCAGGCATTAAAGGTAGATCATAATCATAAGACCATGCTACAAACCCAGCGTTTGCGTTTTGTGCCATTTGATCATCTTCTTCAACACTTGTTTGAGCGCCTATAAAAACATTCCACGCGGCTACAACTGATTGTTCTGCGGTTAACATACCCGCTACTTCAGCATTTATTAATGGTGTTATTTTTCTTTCAATTTTATCTAAATCAAATTGTAATATATTTCTACCCATACCATCACCTATTTCTACAACTTCATAAATATATTGACCATTTTTATCTTTTAACACGAATTCATCAGCTATTTTAGCTTGTGGGGATAATTCACCTGTGTCAGGGTTGATAGAGTTACCAGCCATTATTCCAACATTAGCTAATAATGCTAGCATATTTTTATTTACATCTGGTGTTTCTGCTACTACATTTGTGTTTGACTCTAACAAAGCAGCTAGCGCATCGCTATTTACAATTAAAGGTTGTTCTAACATAGGACCTTCAAAAATTAACTCTTGACTACCATCACTTTTCAACATCAATGTAACATTATATCCATCGCTTTTAGCAAAAGTAGGTTTACCAGTAAGTATACAATGTGCTACAGCATATTGATAATTTTGATTTACATCGTAATAATTATCTTCTGTTATTAATAATTGAGAACCTAAATCAGATAAAAACTTTAATGATTTACGAGGTGCTTCCATTAAGTATTTTAGCTTCATTGTTTCTGCTTGACAAATAGGATCTGAACAATTATTATTATTTATAGCTGTTTTTAATTTTGCATATACTCTTCCTGTTCCTTCGTAGGCGCGATCTAGTATTTTAAAATTATAGTCAGCTGTACTAGCAATGTATCTTTTATTATAACCTAAAGCATTGCTTTGATTTAATTGTCTAATAAATAAATTTATTTTTATATTTTTATCTTCCATTACTTGCTATTTTTATGGTGTATCTCCATCATCAGAAGGTGGTGCTGGAGGTGCGAAAGCTGCGGCTGCTAAATTAGCCGCTCCTCCAATCGCTCCTGTTATTGCAGCTGTTGCATCTGCTCTAGCCATAGCTGCTTGTCCTCTTAAAGCACCAATTTGATTTGATAATCTATTCATTTGCTGCATGTCTCTTTGCTCTTGTGCCTGGAAGGTAAATAATTCACCTTGCATATCAGCTTGTTGCTGTCTTTGAGCTTCAGCCATTCTTTGTTGTTGTAGCGTTGCTTCACCTTGAGCTCTTTGTCTATTATTAGCAGCTTCTTGTTGCTCAATATTAGCGGCTACACCTCTTTTACTTTGTAATGCAGCTTGAGCTAAAGCTGTAGCACCACCGGCTCCACCACCAGTTGATCTAATTGTATCCAATGTATTTGCTAATGCAATATCTGTTTCTTCCATTTGAATTTCAGTAGCTTTTGTTGCTACAGATAAATTAGCAAACGGATTTGATAGCATGCTGCTTAAATCAGTTATATTCTCATAAGGATCAATTATTTCTTGTCTGTTAGCTTCTAGTTCATTTAGCTTTGCTTCTAGTCCTCTAGCTTGAGCCTCTCTTCTTCTAGCTTCACGTCTAGCTCTACTAGCACCAAAAATACCTCCTACGATACTTACCGCGCCGCCTATAATTGCTCCTGCTGACATAGTTTGTTTATTTTATTGTTAATATCCATTGTTTGAATCAAATTTTGCTCCTACTGAAAATAAAGTTTTTAAACCTCCTTTATTAGTAACTTCATCTGTTGAAAAAGTTGCTGTAGTATAATATCCTTTTATTCCACTTATAGCATTACCAAATATAATTTCTCTATTTGTAGTAAAACTATTGTTTATTACGTTTGCTACGTAATGATTTTCTTTTCTAGTAAAACCAGCATTATATCTATCTAAAGCCGGATTATCAGTTCCAAATACAGCATTGTAACCAGCTCCATATACATTACCAGCAACAGCATTTACAACTGCTCCGCCAACTGGATTAAATACATATTCTCCTTCATAATAACTTGGTATACTAGCTGTTATATCATTTGTAAACTCAAAGTTTCCACTTATGTTTTTATCTTTACCTGTTTCATCAGAAATTAAAGAATTTAATCTCCAACCATTACTTCCTTCATAACCTATAGTGCTAAAAGTTTTAGACCTAGTAGGTTCTGGATTAAATACAACAGTTATAGTGCTAGGATATTCTACATCATAATATTGTCCTCGTGGAACATTATTACTATAATGCTGATATAAACTAGATGCTGTAGTACTGTAAAAATTATTTCTTAAACTAAACATTTGATCAGGTCGATAATCAAATAAACTAGTCCAACCCTGTACACCCTCATCATATACAACTGTATTGTATTCTGTATTAGATGATTTTACTTCATCTTGTTGTTGTAAAGATAATACATATTGCTGGTTATATATATCCCAACCACCAACAGCTTTACCCCGTATAGCGTTAATATCTAACTCATTTAATTTATCTCTAAAAAAGTCTCTCATACCTAATTGAGATATTTCAACTATTCCGCTGCCTCTTAACGATAAAACTACATTATTATTTTTATCTGTAAAATACTTGTTATTTCCATAAATAGCAAAGCTTTCTGGGTTTTTACTTATACCATACTTACCTGGTATTGGTTGAATAACACCAATAACTAAATTACTTGCTGTAACATTTGGATTACCTTCTGCTGTAAAAATAGCATCTTTGTCTATCAATGCTCTACTTACTTTAAGTTCTTGAAATATATTTAAGTTAGTATCTTCAGCGTATAATTTTTGAATACTTCCATTTGATGGATCTGTAGCTTTTTCAATATCTTCTGCTGTACTAAATACATTGGTATTATTTATACCTGTTCTAGAATTAAATATACCAGAGTATATTAAAGCGTTAAATCTTATATATCCAGCTGGTTCTTCTTCTACTAAATATGCTTTTGCTCCATAATCTGTAGCTGTATTATTAAACCCGCCACGTATTCTAGCTTCTTCAAGTGCAAAATCTTCATCATCTATTCCTGCAGTTGTGGCTGGATAACCACCTGGTAAACTAGCGGGTATACCATAAGAACCATTCCAAATAATATCGTTACCGGCATTTATTATCTTCTTTAATACAAAAGAGTTAAAAAACTTTACTTCAACTACTGCGCCCATATTTATTATTACACGTTTTTTATATTATTTCTAGTACATAACCAGTTGATGTATCTATTATAGATCCAGCACCTGTTAAACCTTCCCACTCTGTAGCAATAGGAGTGTCATCAAAATCTTCACAATTCTCTACTTGCTGTGAACATCCACTTGCCAACGCCATTGCTCTCAAGGTAGCAAAATCACTAGGACCACCTAAAGGTGCATAGAAAAATTCAGTTTGACAATTAGCTGGAACTAATGTTGATGTTGCTGCATTTGTTTTATCTACCGTAATTGTTGTACTATTGTTTGTTAATTCAGCAAATGTCCCATGGAACAAATAATAACCATTATCAGTTGGATCATTAGCAGCATCAATATAAATTTGACAATAAGGATCTGGTATTACATTACCAGGACCAGGACAAACTCTTTCTATTTGACGTATTCCAGGTTCAGGAACACCTGTTCCTAAAGCTGATATTTCATTTAAAAGAACTTGATAATCTTCAGAACTAGCTTCAGCAGCGTCTATATACTCAACAGTTATGCTATAATCAGCAACAGGTATAGCTGAATTTGTAAATGATATTTGATTAACTAATTCATTAGTTAAATTATCGTTAAAAGAAAGCGACTGAAAATACACTCCAAAATCATCAGAGTTTACTGCTGTTATTACTCCATTTATATCAAATGATACCGCTGTTATTAAACATGCTAAATCTTGATCTCTTAAATCGTTATTATCAGCTCCATTAACACCTCTTGTTTCAAAAAGCACACTAGTATCTAATCTATTTGTAGTAATTGGAGTACTAGCTGGTGTTATAATCGGTGCTATATTTCCAGGTCCTCTATTAGTAACAGGAACTTGTACGTTTGTAGTTTCACCATCATATACTGTAGTTATATTAAATACAAAGTTAAATAATCTTTGTTCTTCAATGTATTCATAAAATACTACATTGTAATAATCAGCAGTAGTTTCTACTTGAAATGTTATTGAAGCATCACCTAAAACACCAGTTTGAACTAAATTAAAATAATTATCAACATTGTTACCTGGAGTATTAGCATCAGTAACTGACATTGTGACTGTAAGTTGAGTTAATAAAAGATCAGCTGTATCTACTGGTACTCCAAATAAATCTACTACTTCAAATTCAGTATCTAAAATATCACCACCACTAGCAAGTCCTTCGTCCCAACTACCAGTGTCAAAAGAACTAATATCAGCTCCACCTTGACTTTCTGATAAAATTAAAAAATTCAAATCACTAATTAGTCCACTTGTAGTTGTTTCCCAGTATATATCTAAATTAGATACCACAGGAGAAGTTTCATAAACACCTAAATACTGTAACCCAGGTAATATTAAAGATCCTCTATTTGCTGTATTATCAGCTCCTGGAGATATGTATAATACATCTCCTTCTTCTAACACAGCTCTATAACCAATACCATTTTCATCTTGTAATGTTAAGGTATCTGGAGTTCCTACTGCTGGAGGAGGTCCAGGTGGAGTTCCTGGTGTAAATGATTCTACTACTATACCTTCTGGTAAATTTGCCCCTGTAACAATATCAAAAGCTTCGGGTTCAAATCCTGGACTTGTAACAGGTATAGTGTTAACTTCTACTTCTGGGTTTCCTGGTGAAGCAATAGTCGTAGCAACTGTACATGTAAAAGGTTCGTAATCAGTGTTAGATGTTTGACCTATTTTATTTTCTGTACTTATTTTAGCAATTAATGGATTAGAGTTTACTTGATAGAACTGAGGGAAAAAATTTGGTTTTGGTGGATCTATAGGACTGTAATCAAATAAATCTACAAGAGTAGATATGGTTGAAACAGTGTCAGATTGTCTACCTGGATAATATTGTTCATTTGCTAATCCCATATTATTAGAGTATATAAAATCAGTTGTATTATCAATATATGTAATAACTTGATTTGTATTTTGTACTCTACCAAATAACTGTACGGAGCTTCTAAATTGTCTTTGCTCTGGTCCTACTGCGCTTAAATCTCTAGGTACTTTATTTATATTATCATTTATTAAAACAACATGAGATGTTTCATTAACTTCTAACGTAATATCTTCAGGATAAGCTGCCATTATACCCGGTAAATAAACATTATAATATTCTTGTTCAGTTTGTTTTACAACTATTTTGTAAGAATACCAACCTAACGGATTATAATCTGCGCTACTTATATCACTATTATATAAACCAGGATAATAAGTTTGAGGTATTTTAGCTGTTGGTCCAATAGGATCATTAAATAAAACTTTTAATGAGTCTCCTGGCCAATTAACCTGTTCAGTTCCATCTGGTAAATAAGCTGAATATACAGTATCACCAATAAATGAAGCTCCACTAGGTAAATTAACTAGTTCTTTATTGTTAGATAATATAACAGATGATTGCCTGCCATATCTATCAGATAAAACAATACCAACTTGATAATTTCTATTTTGTTTTAAAGTATGATTTGGATATTCAACTATGCTTGTAGTATTTACATCAGGTCCAGATGGACTAAATAGTATTACATTACCGTTTCCTAAAGTATTTGATTGATCTAATGTTACATAGGTTGACCCATCAGTGTCTACAACAGTTCCAAGACTAGGTATACCAAGAGCAGGTACAGATGCTGTATCACCAACATCTATATCTCCTACAACAGTTGCTGGATCTAAAGTTAAAGTAACGCTACTTGCTGGAGGAATAGGAGCACCATCTTTTGTAGCGGTAGCAAAGTTTAAATTAAAATCAGACTTTTCACTAACAGATACATTGTAATTTAACGTTTCCGGTGGAGTGTGTTTATTTAGATAATTACCATAAATAACTCTATTACCGCTTAATTCTTGAGCCAAAGCTCTAACTGGTATTTTATCAAAAACCCTTGTTATTTCATTACTAGGTAGTGTTTTAATAGGTTTTTTAGATAAATAATCAAAAGCATAAAAACTTTCTGTACCACTTTCGCTTTCAATAGTATCTATTGGAATTGTATCAACTACTCTTAAAGCTAGTCCATCAGATTCTTTTTGTACTATTTCTAATTCTTTTATTTTTAAATTATTTCTAATTTCATCTGCTCCAAAAGGTAAAGGTATTATTAACTTTACTTCATCAACTTTATTTTCCATAAACTCAACAATAGTACTTTGATATGCGTTAGCCATATCATCTTTACTTAAGTCAGGGTTTTTTTGTTTTTGATAAATAAAATAACCATCTTGTTTAGGAATAAAAGCTATTTGAGTAAAAGGAGCTAATATAGAATATTCATTATCTTCAAATCTAAATCTATAACTAAATCTGACAAATTTATCATCTAAATATGCAGGATCACCAGCAAAATTACAATCGTAATATGGATTAGGACTTATTAAAACTTCTGTACCAACTGGAATTGAAGTGCCGTTGAAATTAATAAAAGTTACTGACGATGGTTCAGAATTTGGATCAGGTAAAGCTGGGGTTGGAACATTAATATTGACTAAATCAGCTAACTCTAAATCACCACCTGCAGTTCTATTTAAACAACCGTCTGCTCCTATAAAACCTATTTTAGTATTAGGATATTGAACACTATATTGAGTTCCAGGTACTGCTTCCTTTTTACCTTGATATGTTCCTGGGTCTACATTGATTACGCCTGCAGGAACAGTTGGAGCAGGAGCAGCTGAAGTAAACCTAGCACCATTAGGTAAGGTTTTACTTGTAACATCTTTCATTGTAGTTTCATACTCACCAGTACTTCCTATTTCTTGCCAAATTTTTATTGCTTCATAAGGATTATACTTAGCTACAGATATTTGATCTTCATTGGTGTAATGAGGATTTGGCGAATCATAAGGATTTGCCAATGCTTTTTCTAAATTTATTACTCTAGGTTGATTTCTATTGTCTGTCCAAAACAATAGGTTTTCTACTATATTTGCACCAAAAATAGGATGTGTAGTAGAAAAATTTAAATAACTACCTTGTAATAAAATAGTGCTAGTATTGTTAAAAGCGTCGAACTTAATTATTTGGCTTAAGTTTCCAGGCGTGTAAGTAAAGTTTAATGGGTTAGGATCTGTGTATGATGTTAAAAATAAATAAGCCGCATTATTTAAATCATCAGTAACATACCCGATACATGTAGCGCTTATTTTACTAAGGCCATTATCCCAATCAAATATTTTTTCATTACCCAACGCGTTTTCTAATTCACCTACATCAGGTCCTTCAGATTTACTAACTTGAATATTTCTAGCATCTCTATATTCTCCGTTTGGTAATAAACGAGCTTCTAGGTCTTTATTTAATTTTCCCTTAACAAAGGTATTAACTATTCTAGCCATTAAATTTTAGTGTTTTATCCATTTAGATTTACCACGCATTACTTGCGTAAACTCTTCTAGTTTAATATTAGATAATCTTATTTTAGCATTACGTAAAGCAGCATATCTATCTTTCTTGTATCTTTGTACTAAGTGCTCAGGTTGACCAGCTCTAGTAGAAACAATGTTGTATAAAATACTTTTATACATTGCTTCTTCAGCCATTTTAGGAACTTTTGTATCTAAATCATACGCTAATCCATCAGATATGTATTCTAAAACAATTAATTTACCTACTAAATTACTAGAAAAAGTAAATTTATTTTGTCTTTCATCTATACCAAACCAACCATTAAAATTACTTCTTTGTGGATCAATACCATATAATCTACCCCAATTCCATGGACCGTTTAAACTCCATAAATCAGGATTAGCATAACCAAACCATTCAAAATTAGCATACCATGAAGAGTTTAATAATCTATCATTAGCATTTTTCCATCTTTCTTCTGTTATTGATGTTCCTTCTAAATTTTCTCCAAAATTATCTTGAGTTGGTACACCTACGTTATCTTGTATATTTGTATAATACGGATCAATAGTTAAGTTATTTGCAGGATATATAGGGTGTTTAACTCCTAATTGATCTATCCAAGAAATATTGACATAATTAACATAATCTTGAGGTATTATTAATGATAAAGATTCAGGTATAGTAAGTTCTGAAGATTTAATACTTTTCAATGTATCATAACTAAATTCTTGTAAACTTCTTTTAGCAAAAAATACTACATCTGATTTCTTACATGTTTGTACAACTTTACCGTCACCAACATATCCAACCATAAAGTTATTTACTATATCGTTTAATTTAACATATTGATACCCACCGTAGTTATCTTCAACAGTTTCGCCATAAGCTTTTTCTGCTGGAGTTAAACCGTATTTACCACCATCTAATGTTTTTAATTGTATAACTATATAAGTTCCTAGTGGTGGAGCTAAACCAAAATCTACAGTGTTATCAGAAACTAGATAAGCACCTACACCAGCTACTTCTCCAAATGTTCCTGGTAAACCTGTTGCACTAGTATATACTTTAAAGTTATTTCTAGCATAATTTTCATCTGCCGCATCTGATGTATACCAAACTAGATCAGTATCAAAGGTAGCACGATACTTGCCATTAAAAACTCCATCTTCTCTAAAGCCTTGCGCGCCTTGGTAATATTGTGCGTTTGTTTCTGTTATTTGTGCCATTATGCTTTTTCGTTTTGTTCTACTTTAGCAGCTTCTTGTGTAGCTGTTTGTATAATTTCTGGGTCTCTTACTATTAATCCTGTGTATTTTAATATATTTATAATTAAATTTGTTTGTTCTGAAGCATCTAGTTGAAAGTTAACAGAAGATGTATTATCATAAACATATTGACCTAATGTACCAATAGTAAAAGCCCAAACAGGATCTGAAGGTTTAAATATACAATTAACCGTTACATTATTTGGTAACGGACTTATTTTTAACATAGGTAAAGGATCGGGGAAAGCTGGAGGATTAACATAATTAGTTAAATACGCAATAGGATATTGCTGTGTAGCTTTTGTTAATTTAGATTTTTCAGTTATAGTATATTCTTTTTTACTAATTAAATCAGTAATAGATTGTATGTCAGTTCCAGTTTCATTATATTCAGATATTATTTCACCTATTCTATATAATGTTTTAGTTGGACTGTTTGCTAACCATCCATTGTATGGAGCACCTGCAAATGTAAATTGATTTTCTTCTTCAAAAGGATATAGTTTATACGCATTATCTTTATACATATTAAAAAACTCAGTATCATTTTGTATGTTTTGTTGATTGGCTCTATTTAATTGATTGCCATCTGGAAAATATGATTCAAATATTTCTTCTTGTACTTGAACTGCTAAACTATTAAATTCAGCTGGAGTCACATAACCTCTTTGTTCTTTGTTTAATATATACAAGACTGTAGTGTATACTGTATTTATATTTACCATTATATTTTTTTTATTATAACATAGAGGCAGTTAATACTGCCCCTATATTATTATCACTTGTTAATTTAGTTTTTTCTCTATAGATTTAAAAACTTCAACTCCTTCATCTGTTTTCAAGAAAGCAGCAAATGCCGAGTACGGATTTTCATCAAATGGTACGTTCATTAACTTTCTATCATTAGATCCCCAGGAAAAAGTTCTTTGATCTTGAGACAATCTAATAACACCAGCTTCTTGAGCTCTAATAGTTAGGTTTCTTAACATAACGTTTTCATCATTAGCTAAAGATATAAATAACTTTGGATTTCTTTTAGCAAAAACCATTAAATCTCTTTTTATTTCTTTAGAACTCATTGATGATACTTTAGATCCTAACTCAACTCTCATTATCGCCTCAGCTTGATCAATATCAATATTTCTAGCTGCATTTAATGCATCTATTTCATATTCTATTTGCTCTAACTCATCTACTGCAACAACTGATGGTCTAAACTCATAGTATAGTTTATCTTTTAAAGGGTGGTATAAACTTAATAATTTTTGTAAAGCAACCTCTTTAGCTGGTACTTTTAAAACACCATCTTTAAATAATATATGACCCAATGTAACTTCTCCTTCTTGCTCATCTGCAAAAGGACTAGCCATATTTGTAGCATATCTTATTTCTCTTTGCTTTTGTTTAACAGGATCAAACCATAAAAGCGCGTGCTTTTTAGTATGTTTTCCTGGTATTCTTAATGTTAAAGGTTGTTTTTTTCCTTTTAAATAATAAACTCTATCTTTTACTTCCCATTTAGGTTTTTTAACCTTTGGAATTTCTTGTTTTGGTTTTTCAACCAATGGTGTTGTTTCTTCAACAACTTTTTTATCTTTTTTTGACATAATATAATATAATTAAATAGTTAAAGGTATATGGGCGCCGAAGCGCCCTAACCTTATAAAATGCTTAAATACCTTTGAATAATACAAAGTTATTAGCAGCTTGTGTTACCAAACATCTTTCTGAAAGGAAGTTTACTTCCATAGCATCAAGAGTTGAAGTAAATGCACCACCTGCAGAACCAGTTATCCAAGACTTCATTCTTCTATCGTCAGCTTGAGAAGCTCTATAACGAACATGTAAGAAAGGTCTTCTGATATTAGTTCCTAAGATTTGATCATAAACAGTAGAAGTTCCAGCAGGTACTAATACACCTTCGATTGAATTGATACCATCAATACCACCTCTTGTAGAAGCGTCATTTAAATATTTCCAATCAGTTTTGTAAAAGTCATAAGAACCTCTTCTAAATCCTGTAAATCCTAAGTTAAGTGCCATTTCTTCTGAATTTTCAAATAATCCAAAAGCAGTACCACCAGCACCACCAGCAGAAATAGATCCTAACATATCATCAAAATCTAAAGCAGTAGCTCTTTGTAAGAAAAGCATGTTTTCTTCAATAGCTCCCTGAGTATCTAAGTTTTGAAGTATTTCATCAAAATCTCCGATACCAGTACCTGCAGTAAATCCTACTTCTACGTTACCTCTATCTTCAATAGCAGCGAATAAACCTTGTGTACCTGGTAATTGAGCTGGTGTATTAACACCACCAATACCTGCATTAAGTTCACCTTCAACGCATACCATTTCTAGGTAGTCTTCGAATCTTAGTCTTGTTTCAGACTCAGCTTTTAAATACCATAAGTATCCAGAAGCACCGTCTTCAGTAGCAACTTCAACCCAACCGATTTGAGCCATATCAGAACCAGATACAACGTACTGATCTCTAATAATAACTGGTGAGTTAGAAAATTGAGTAAAGCTAGGCTCTACGCTGTTTCTAACATTTGAATTACCAGCTCCACCCGCAGCAATGCTTGTACCTTTTGTATATGCAGAACCATAAACAAAAGCTTTAAGACCTGCAGCAGAAAAACCTTGAGCAGTTAAAGTAGCAACTGGATCAAAACATTCAACTGTTACATCACCTACACCAGGACCACCTGCAGTCACGTCAATAACAATACACTTAGCTTCTAATCCAGTAGCTGGATCTAAAACAACAATTGTATCATTAATACTCATAACCATTTCTTGATCTGCAGCAGCACCTAAAGTTAGTACAGTAGTTGTACCAGCTCCAGCAGCTTGAGTCATTCCGTCATAAGCAATATGTAATCTATTTTGTTCAGACCAGATTACTTGATCTGAGGTCATTGGCATTTCTGCACCGACCATTCTTAAAAATCCAGATAACGTTCTGTTTCCATAACGCTCTACTTCTTGTTCGTAGACCTCTGGTAAATACTGTTGGATAAAATCGTTAGCACCACCTGTATTAAACTGTAAATAATTACTGTTTAATAATTCTTGCGTTTGTGATGGTAAGATTGTTCCAAACTGTGGATTTAATGTTCCCATAATAATTGTTTAAATTAGTTAAATTTTCTAGTTTTAATTCTAAGTTTTGTAGAATCTGCACCACTAATTGATTTCACTTTCATTCCACCAACGAAAACATCACCTTTATTTCCTTCTCTTGCTTTCACATCAGAAAGATTTTTAGATTTGTTTACCACTTCTTTTACTGCATCAGCTTTACCTTGCTCGTAAAAATGTGTAGCGATTTTATCTACGTTTGAAGCAGCATACATTGCTTTATGATAACCAGCCGGGTCTACTACATTTCCATCTGAATCTAGGAACTTCCCTATTAAGTTGTTAATGTTTGATTGGTTCTCTGCAACTTGGTCACGATTTTGCACGTTATACTTATATCTCTTGCCTCCAACTTCAAAATCAAAACCTTTGAATTCTTCATTGAAAAGCGTTTGAGTTTTTTGTTTAAACGCATCGTGTAGTTGCTCAGCTTGTTCTTGCTGTTTATTGTAACGATTAAAAAATTCCATAGCTTTTTGTTGCTCTTGAGTAACACCAGGTCTTAATTTTATTTCATCATAATACCTAGTTTTTAGCTCTTCTAAATAATTTTTAGCTTTAGCAACTTCTTCTTTAAAAGCTAGTTTTTTCTTTCGTATTTCTTTTTCCTCATGTATATCTTCGTCCCACTCATAATCTTCTAAAATAAGATTTATATCGTCGGTATCTAAATGAGGTTTATTTTTTTTATAATATTCTTTTAATAATGCTTTTTCATCAACACTAGAGTAGTCTGCATTTAGTCTTACATAATCTTCTACAGTACCACCTGTTTCTTCCATAAAGTTAACAAGTTTTTCAACGTTTTCAGGTAATTGTTTACCTAATACTTTTTCGTCTCTTACAGCTTCTTTTATTTCTGCTTCAACTTTTTTAACTTCTTCTTCTGTTACTTCTTTGATCGGAGAAAACCCTTCAGCAGTCTCGTTGGACTCTTGTACAGGTTCTCCCACCTCTGTGCTATCTCCGGATGGTTCAGCCACAGATACTTTCTCTGTTTCTCCGATTTGAATGGCATCGTCTTCTTTTTTTACTTCTTCTTTGATTTCAACTTTTTTAACATTACTTTCAACTTCTACTAAAGGTTCTTTAATGTTTACCTTTTGTATTTCTTGATTTTTGTTTCCAAGTTGTTTTGGTTTTGTAGGTTTCTTTTTACCTTTTAATGTAAATTCACCTTCCTGTTTAACAGGTTCATTTGTTTTTGTTTTTTCTGACATAATATAATATAATTAAATAATTAGTTTATTGCATAAAAGCAGACATGTCTAAGTCAGCTCCTTCACTTTCAAAATCAATAGCAGGGCCATCAACGTTTCTTTGTTGAATCATTTTACTTTGTTGAGTACCTTCCATTTTTATTCTTTTATCTTTACGATCTTCTATTTCTTGTTCTTTTTCTTGTTGTTGTTGAGTTTCTAATTGTTTCAACTCCATAGCGTTTTTATGCTGCTGCATCATTTTTTCTTTATCTAATTGAGCTTGCAACTGCATACGATCTTTTTCAAATTCACTTTTCGCTTTTTCATATTCAACATTTGCACCAGATATTGCTTGTTGTTTTTGAACTTCAGCCATAGCGGTTTTTTCTGCAGTCTCTGCTTGAGCAGCAGCTTGAGCTTGAATATTAGCTTGTTGATTAGCTTGATCTTGCTTTTCTTTTTCTTTACGCTTAATCTTTAACATTTGATTAGCTAATTTAAGATTTTTTATTTGTCTTAAATCAATAGCATCTTCCACATCTATATTACCAGCTTGTAAGGCTATTTGTATATTAGCTTCTAATTGTTGTTTTTCTTCTTCATCGGGTTCTAATTCTAAATAAATACCAAAATCATGTAGATTTAAATTAACAACTTCTTCTAGTGTTTTAATATTATAAGTAGATATTGAATTTTGTAATGATGATTTTGTTAGTGGAAATTCTAAAGCATCAGCTACTTTTAAGCTAATATTTTCTGCTAACGTAAGAGTTAAATATAAACTAGACTGTGTAATATGCCTAGTAGCAACATTTGATGCATTAGCGGCTAGTTTCTGTAATCCTACAAGCGTGTTACGGTCTGGTAAACTACCATCTCTAGCTTCATTTAAGCCGGTCACGTCTCTTATCATTTGTAAATAATATTGATACGTGTTTATTAAGCTTTGTATTTTTCCTTGACCACCACTTGATTGTAATTCTTGAATAGGTACTTTACCTGGATTCATATCACCTTCTTGTGTTAATGATCTACCTACAATACTACCAGTTTGAAAATACATATTTAATGCTTCGGCAGGATTATAATTAGTACCATTACCAAGATCTACTTCAGCTAAACCGTCCATATCTAAATAGACACCATCTGGTACCATACGAGATATAACCTGTTGTAGTTTTAAATGTGTAATTTGAATCATATCAGCAAAACCAGTACACTTGCTAACTAGTGATTCTATTCTACCTTTATAAATTCTAGGAGCACATATAGCATAATTCATTTTTACCTTAGTAGTATCAGCATATGGTCTAGACATATTTTCTGCTAACTCCCACTTTAACATTGTATCTGTTCCTAATACTTTTGCTCCACTATATAAAACTTCTATAGATCTTGAAACTCTTTCAAAGTTATCATTTTCTGGTGGATTAAATGTATCTGGTTTTTCAATAGCTTTAATTAACCCTTGATCAGTCTGTTTTATTTTAAAAACTTGATTATGATACGTTTTGTAATCAAAGTATAAAACCTGTACTGTGTTAGAATCATAATCACCCCAACCTGTTATATACGATCTATTACCAGGCATTGCTTGTATTCTTTCTAATTCTTCATCGCTAATATGAGGAAACTCTTTTTTAAGCTCTGGAATTGTTATAGCTTTTAATTCACCAACATAATATATATCTTCAAAATTAGGATCTTCTGTATAAGAATAAACAAGATATGCTGGATCTACATAATCTACAGTTACTCCATTAGCAGTATTAAAATCTGTTTTAGCAGCTGCGATACCGCAAACTGTTAAATCCATGTTTAACCTACGTCTAGTTAAATCATATTTATTTTGAGCCAAAACACTAGATATTGCTTCTTCTTCAGCTATTTCTACGCTTTGTTTATATGTCAACTGCATGTGTAATTCCAACTCTTCTTGAGTTTCTGGCGCTACATCTGGATCAGGAGCCTGATATAAATCTATTCCTAATGTTTGTTTTAAATTATCTAAAAATTCTCTAGATAACATGTCTTCATATATTTTAGAAGCGTAATTAGTTCTTTTCTTTATAGATTCAGGATCTTGTGCGTATGCTTTTATGTCATAACTTTTTGAAGATATACCATTTACTAAAATATCTACAAACTTAGATAAAATAGGTACAGGCTTCCAATCTAAGTTTAAATATGATAAATCACCATTTATAGCTAATTCATCTTTATATTTTTGTATTGACTGTTCTCCTCTAGCATAAGTTCTTAACATGTGAAAGTTATTCCAATTAGTTAAGTATCTATTACCACTAGTTCTTCCTTGAGAAAACCACTCTTGTTCTATGGCTTGAGCAACTTGCTTACCATATTCAATACTAGATTTCTCTTGGTCACTTACTACTTGACTTGGAAAAGGACTGTTAGTGTTAGTATATATATTCATTTAACTTATTATTTTTGACAAAGCACCTTTGTTATTGTATTTTTTTATGCCTAAATCAACTGGTTTTAATTCTCTTTTTATAGATGGCGAGTATCTATGCTTATTACAAGCCATTAATGCTAATCCAGAACTAATAGAAGCATCATGAGTGGTTCTATTATTTATATTAAACTTTGCCCAGTCTTCTAGTGTTCTTTGAAAATACATATCGCCATACCCAGTTTGTTTTAATCCAACAAAATCTTCTATGTAAGATTCTATAGCTGCGGCATGAGCTTGTTTTATATCTTCACTTGAATTAGGTATTCCACCTATTTCTCTTTCTGTTACAGATAATTTATTTCTTTTTTTATCAGGTCTATTCATTGCAAAACCTCTATAACCTCTTTTCTTAAAATAATATAATAATCTAGGTTTATTATTTTCTGCTAATATAGGCATACCGTAAAAAACACAAGCCATTAAAACATCTTCAAAAAATATTTCAGCTGTTTGAGGTCTAGCTATATATTCTAAAAAAAAATGATTAGGTGGATGGTTTTCCATACTAAATTTAGTTAAACCATGCAAAGAACCGTTTGAACCTCTTTTATCTACAGTACCTGATATATCATAAGGGTCACAACCAAAAGCTCCCATATGTTCGTTTCCAGGATAATTTATTCCATTTTTATTATATCTTCTATTTTGTAAAGAAATATCAGGAATCCATGTAACAAAGAATCTACCATTATTATTTGGCATAAAAATAACTCTACTATCTTTTTGTCCATTTTCCCATTGAAAAGAACCCTGAGTAACATTTAAACTATTTTTTAAATCTTCGTTAAAATCTATTTGCTCATATATTTTTGTAAGATTAAACAAAGACTGTTTAGACTCATCTCTAAAAGCATGTTTAGTAGTTCTTGGAAACTGTCTATAAAATTCGTTTAAACCGTCTTGATCATTTTTTAATCCTTCTACTTCATTATCCCAATATTCAATTACTCCTTGAGTAATTTTTACTCCGTGTGGATCTTCAACGGGTTTTTTAGGTGTATTGAATACAGGTATTCCATAAGAATCAATGTATCCTTCGTAGTTCCATTCCATAGGAATGAACAAAGAATATAGTCCTGAGCGAGTCTGTCCATTGCTGTTTCTCTGTGTAACATCTGAGTCATCATAAAGTTTTTTAAAGTTTCTACCTCCTTTATCTAATGCGTTAGATGTTGAACCCATCATGCATTTACCAATAATTCTTGAACCTAATCTTAAGGTTGTTTTTGTAACTCTCCAATTATTAAGAATATTATTTGGTTTTTCCCATTTACCACTTTCATCGTGAACTAATAGTTTTAATTTTTCACCATCGTAACTGTTATCACCTGTATTTTTCCAGTCAATTGTTGTATCTAACCCTTTTAATTCATCTTGTATTGTTTCTTCGTTGCTTACAATTTTACGTCTAGTAAATTTACTAGCAGGAACACGATATGCTAATTCAGTTTTAGGTCTATCCATACCGTCTTGAGTCGGTTTAAAAAAGAAAGGATAATTAACTGAAATAGGCACAACCTTATCAGTAAACATTTTTTTTGCATCAGGCCCAGTTTTCGATAATATACCATACCTACTATCACTTGATATACTTGCTAAATTAACAACTTCTCCCGAAGCCATAAACGAAAAACCAGAACGTCTATTTTTTAAGTAACACATACCATATGATCTTTTATCTGCTTTACAAGCCTCCCAAAATAAAAAGAACAACCTATTTGATTCTCTAAAATCTGGAGCGCCTACATCTATTTTAGACCATTGTAGATACATATAATGAGTACCCGTTATGTATGTGGGAATATTTTTATTATAAAACCAAAACCCTTCTTCTCTACGATTAAATTCGTTATCTATATAATCGTACCATTTTTCTTTAAAATCTTCAGGGTATTGTTTAAAATCATAAACTGATTTAATTTTACTTAATACTTTTGGATATTCAGTTTTTTCCCATGTATTATTGGAAAACTTATGAATATCTTTTTGTTTAGGTAGAGCTATTTTAAGGTTTTGTATTTCATATATTTCACCTATTGTACCGTCTTTACTAATAACAACCATATCATGTTGTTCATTATAACCGTATTCCCACTTTTTATTTTTATTATATTTTTTAAGTGTAGCTGGTGTAATATAATTATCTAATACTTTATATAATTCTTGTTTATACATTATTTAGACCTCCCTTCTGCAAAACCTTTAAAATTAGATTTCTTTTTTTCTTCTACTTTTGGTTTATCTTCTAACATATTTTTTTCTTCTTCAATACGATTAAGTATTTCAAAAGCATCAAATATAGCTAGTTTTTTTGTAGCTGCAGCGTTTTTAAGTCTATCTGCGGAAATATCAGGACCATAATCTATAATTGGTTCTTTAGCAACTTTAATTAACTCTTTAACTGCTACTTGTCCAGCTTGGATTATATTCTTCTTCGTTTCCTTTGTGCTCATATTTAATTACAATATCATTAGATTTCATACAATATAAACGTTTTTGATCAACTAAAAATTGCCACTCTCTATTTGGTTTAAAACCAACAACATCACCAACATTTATATTAAGACTTTTTAAATAATCATTACTATATTTTAAAATGCCTTTTAATTTTTCTTCTTTATTTACTGATATTTTATCAGTATTTTTTATAGGTTGTATAAAACATCTATCATTAAAAGCATTCCAACCATCTATATTTTTATATAAATATATTTGATCTAATGATACAAAATATAAATTATCTTTAAACCAAGATCTACTTACTTTTTTTTCACCCTTCATGTTATAAAAGGTTCTAAAAACATTTTGATGTATAACAATTATATCATCTTTTTTTATACCTGTACTAAAAGCTAATGGTGTGGATATAACTTTTGCAAACCTATTTACAAAAGTCCATGATTCTATTTTAGTATTAACAACTAGTTTTTTATCACCAACCTTAACTTCATTAGTGTATTTCTCACCTAGAGGTTCAACAATAAAATCATACAAACTTTTCATTAATACTCTAAATCATATTCTATTGAAATTGCCATGTTAGAGTTAAACTTTTTCCAAGGCAAAACTTCATTATCTTTTTTTATAAAAATATTATAAGAATTATCTGAAGGCTCAAGTAATATATGTGATATTTCATGACCACCATAAACTTGTTGACCTATAGAATAATGCATTGCATCATTTTTATAATCTGCGCCGATGCTTATTTTTCTAATATTATTCATCTTTGCTTTCAATAGGTGTTATAACGCCACTGGATAAATCTATATTAACAGTACCGTATTCTTCTTCTAATTCTTTTTTAGTTTGCTCTATCTCTTCACCTAGTTTTTTAATATCACTAGCAAGGTTTTGTTTTTGAACTTCTAACACACCTATATTGCTCAATAACCGTGTTAACTTACTTTGTTGATCATTTACTTTTTTAAGTTGATGATCAGTTATTTTTTTAACTTCCATTTAATTTAATTTAATTTAATTGCTAACTAATTATATAGTTACACTTTTTTTTTACTTTTTAATTATCCGCTTCGCCTAATATAATTACTTGTTCTACCCCTGTACTTCCTGTTGCTAATATTCTTGTAACTTTAACGTCATCATACGCTCCACTATTACTACCAGTAGGTGTTACTCCAATCCAAGCTAGTGTTAATAATGATTCAGTTGTTTGACCAGCTGGGATTACGTTTAAATCGTGATTGCTAGCTGGAGCAACTACAGCGGTAATTCTAAAATTATAACCATCATAACCTTGTTTAATGTTAGGTGATCCTCCATTAGATCTATATATTCTATAAACCAATCCATTTGTTAAAGCACCTGTTGTAGTTAAAGATGTGTCATTTAAAATAGACACTACTTGTTCTATTTCAACAGGTAGATTGTTGACGTCATATGTCATTACCACATCTCCAATAGCTACTGGCTGTGGACCTGTTGTAAATTTACCAGTAGGATCAGCTATATCAGCACCTAAACCTATGTTTGTACCACTTGCGTAATCTGGAAATTGTGGAATATTTATTGTATCATTTGGTATCCATGTTAATACCCTATTGTAATTTGCCATTTTTATTTTTGTTTAAATATATTACTTGCTTTTTCTGTTGTGCGTCCACCGAAATAGGCTAATACAACAGACATCATTATTTTCTCGAAAGTATCATTCCATAACTCATTTATATGAAATGGCAGTGTTTCTATACTGTCTAAAATTCCAGCCATTGAAAATATAACTATACACCAAACTAATACTAGCGGGCGTACGTTTTTACTTAGCCAAGAATCAGACATAGAATCAGCTTGCCATCTTGAAGTTATAGCTTCTATTTCTTTATTCTGTTGTTCAAATATAATTTGTTGTAATTTAACTTTATCTTCAGCTGGTGCATCAGATTTTGTTATAGCTTCAATAGCTTCTTTTGGTGAAGTAACTCCTTGTAACACGTTTCCTAATGTAGGATTTATTACAGACGCTGCGCCAAACAATAATTGTCCAACGGTTGTATCTTTGAATTTCTTTTTACTCATGCGTTTTTATATGCTTCTGCTTCCCAAGGTAAATTTTTTGCTCCTTCTTTCATACTAGCTCTAGGATAACATTTACCTTTCCAATATACACAATCATCATCATAATCAAGATCACCTCTTTGCATTTGATTTATATGAACCATCTCATGCTTAATTACATCTTTTACTTTGTTAGGATCAAGGTCTTTATTAATAATAATTGTTCCATTGTTATTAGCTTTACCCATTACACCTTCTTCCATATCAACATGATAAACAGGGACGCTGTTTAGTTTATACGGAGGATTATTTAATTTAAAAGCCATAATTATTTTTTATAGGGAAAAATTTTATTTAGAGCATCTCTACGTTTACCACAACCACAACCACCAGGTATAGCATCAGCTATTTTTTTAATCCCAGTAGCTTTGGTGAAGTTTTCTATAGTATCTCCTAAACCTCTAGATTCACTCATTATACAAATGATATGTTTCTACAATATATTTGGTTACCGTTATCGTCTTTAGGTAAAAACACTTTAGCCACAATACCACCTGGATTAGCTAATAAAGCTTTGTTTATAGCAGCTGTACCAAGATTACTTGACATTACAGGCGGAACATTTGCTCCAGTTTCTGCAGTACCAATTGTTAATTCAACTTTATCTGATGGCGTTCCACCGTCAGTTAGTATTTCAATTTTATCAAAACCTGTTTGTATAACACCTACTACAACATTCTTGCTAATTACATGTATTCCATCTTCGTAATCACCAGCTGTTGAATTTACTACTTCTATTGATATAAAACTTGTCATAATTTATTTATTTATTTATTTATTTATTTTTCTTTTTTTGCGTCTCTTTTAGCTTGTTTATCAGTTGCGTTTTATTATGCAAATTCAACAAACGTAACTTCAAAACCTGCAGGAAGTTGTACTGGTATTTTTCCAACACCTGGGTTTGCTATTAAAGCTTTTCTAATATTATTAACAAACTCTGCTTGAAGAGCAGCGTCATCAGTGTGTTCAATACTAACCTCGACATCATACTGATTTAATTTTATTATTAATACATCAGTGGCGCTTGTATCAAATATACCAGTAATATACTCAGTAGTTAAAACAAAATCATGAGGATTACCAGATGTTGTTGGAAATGTTATATAGTTTTTCATTTTTTATCTCTTTTAAATATTTTTAAATTATACTTACTGCAGTTATAGATTGACCTTCAGGAAGTTGCACTGTAGTGTCTCCACCAGGATTATCATTGTAACACGCATTAATAAAAGCGTCATATGTTGCGTTAGAACTTGCCTCTGCAACACCTAATGTAAATTGTACGCTATCCGTGCTAGTTGGCGTATATATAGTCATATTTGAAGCAGCTCTTAGTATACTAATTATTTGACTCTTGTCAAAATAAACATTTCCGTAAGTAGCGTCTAATGTTGGAATTATTAATCTATTCATTTTTTTCTTTTTTTTTCTTATTTATTTATTTAGCGTCTGCTACTGCGTCCACCATAGGTTCTTGTGTATCACCATCACCATCAGCATCAATAAAATCAGGTTTTGCTTCTGGTTTTGGTCTTTTAGCGTCTTCTTCTACAACTTTTTTTGTTAAAGGTGATGTTCCCATTGTAGACTTAAAATGCTTAGAAATCCAAGGTCTATCTCCACTAGCGTCTCTTGCTACTGGATTATCATTTAATAAATCATGTCTTTCTGTTTTTACTGATTCGTGACCATATCCTTTATTTAAATTAGGAACTGGTGATTCATTTTTTTCTTTATTGTATCCCATTTTATAATTATTTAGTTTTTCTTCTATATCTTTTTTGAGCTCTTCTAACTCCTTTATCAGCGCTTAGTTCTTTATCAAAAACACCTGCATCGCTAGCAAAATCATAATCAAAATCTTCATGACCATATTTCATTCTAGAATCTAATTTCTTTGCTGGCGAACCATGATGTTCTTTATCGTATTTCATATCACCTGCTAATTTTGAAATATGTTTTTCATCAGCAGTCATATTTTCATCACTATGACCATGCTTAGCATCATAATCAATATCTCTTTTAAGATAATCAATATGAGCAGCGTCATCTCTTTCAGTTGCTTTATAATTTTCTTTTGTTACTCTTGTGTGAGCATGATCTTCTGAAAACTTAGAGTTTCCAGTGTATTTTCCATAATGTCCTTTTGAATATCCCATTTTATTATTTATGTAGTTTTTATTCCAGTTCTTTGTTTAAACTCTTCGTAGGTTTCTAAATCCGGATGATAATTGTCATCTACGGTTAATTGCGATTTATCAGTTTTAGCAGTTGAACCATCAGCATTTGTAACCATATATTCTCCTCCACCTGTTAAAAATCCATGATCGTCTCTCTCAAGAGTAAAACCTTCATTTTTTTCTGTAACACGACCTGCAGTTTCAGCAAAATCTCTTAATTTTTCTTCACGTTCTAATGGATCTTTTACATCTTTAAATCCTTTATCTTTGAAAAAATATTCTTCTGCACTCATACCAGAATCTTCAGTCCAACCATCTTGAGCAGCTAGTTTTTCATATCTTTTTTTATCTCCTTTTCTTACGTAGTTACCTTTTTTACCTGTTCTTTCTCTACCTAAAAAATCATGAGTATCTTTATCAAAACCACTAGCATGCTTACCAGGGTTTCTTTTCATCCAATCGCTTATATTATGAGCCGCTAAACCTATAGCATTAAACATGTTTTGATACATAGATGCTGTAGGTACATATGTAGCTGCACCTGCAGTATCTACAGCTTGTTCATAAGCTGAGTTTAATGGAGACATTTTTGTAGGTGCTGTTGATTGTTGCATTTTATCAAACTCATCTGGATCTATATAACCATGCTTATTAGTGTATTCATCATAAGCTTTATTATATGTACCAGTTATATTTGTAGCATGCTTATCTGGAACAGACGCTACCTTGTGTATTTCTGCATCATATCCACCACCTGTTGTGTTGTTTCTTAAAGGAGTTTTGCGACAAAATTTTTTTGAAAAACTCATTTTTTTATTTTTTTGAACAACCAAAGTTTTTAGCATAGTTCGCCATTTTTACTACTGACTCACTATAATTATCTTTTTTAGCCATAACAGCGCTAGCTGCTTCACATGTTGATTTATCTGGCATGTTTTTCTTTACCCAAGCTGTAAACTTTCCTTTGTTTTCTTCTTTTATTTCAGGGAACTTTTCCTGTAAAAAAGGACTGCTATATTGTGTATATCCCATAATTATTTTTATTTATATCCTTTAGCACACTCAGTTATAGGCATGCCTTTGTAATAAGATTTTGCTTTTAATATTTGCTTACCTGTTATACCTGAACTAGAACCAACACCATGAGGTCTTCCTTGTTGATCTAGTGGTCCGTCCCATATGTGAGATTCACCTACTATACCTACTTTAGTTCCGGGCTTTAATTTTTCCATTGCTGGATCGTATTTGTGATTCATATCTATTTTTTTTTATTTTTTTCCAAAATTAGATTGGTCTGTTCCATATGTTTGTTCTCTTCTGGCTCTAGTAATTTCTAAAAGCCTTGCTTTTTCAGCCGCAATAGCTGCTTTTTTAGCTGCAAACTTCTCGTTGTGTTCTTTTCTCCATTGAGGTATTTCTCTATCGTCATTTAAAGGACTACCATAATTAGCTGGAGAATTATGAGCTTCTTTAGCTGTTTTTAATTCTTTTTCTAAGTCCATTAAATCAGACTTTAATTCAAAAACTATATCTGGATCTCCTCCTTCAGCTTTAGCTTTTTTTATTTCTTCTTTTTTAGCGTCTATTTGTTTTTGAACATCACTATGCATCATAATTGCTGATGGATGCAACGCTCTGTTTCTCGCGTCTCTACTTCCAAATATACCCATACCAGCTTGTTGAGCTGCTGGATCAAAAGTTGCCATACTTCCGTCCATTACCATTTGAGATAAATCGTTAATTCCTCCAACGCCTGAAGCTCCGCTTCCTACTGGTTGCGCTGCACCTATAGCGTTTCTATTAACTTGTCTAGCCGCTGCTTGTTGAGCCGCTAAAGCATTAGCGTTGGTTAAAGAATTAATCATTTGATTATTTCCCATTGTACCAAACATAGAACCTATAGCTCCTATTGCTCCGAATTTTAATGGACTTTTACTCATCTTGTTTTATCTTTGTTTAAATTATAAATAGCTTTTGTCATTACTTTATCCATATAAGAATCACCAACTATTATTTTATTTCTACTACCTACATTAATATCTTCTTCACCTAACATTATTCTATATATACGTTTTATAAGTTGTTTACCTTTAAAAGATATTTTATATATATTATACTTTTGCGTTGTTCTATTTCTATTACGCCAAACAACTATCCAATTATTTTGAATTAATTTATTCCAACGCCTATTATTCCAACTATAAGTATATGTGCCTTTTTTAAAATCATCTAAGGTAAATAAATCTATACAATCTAAATATATTAACAACTCTAATTCAGCGTCTGTTAAATTGTTATTTTTACAAGCCCATTTGCGTATTATTCTATAATACTTCATCAAGTTTAAATCCTTAATGTCATCTGCATTTAATCTCATAATATAACTACAATATCTTGAGCTTTTATAACATGATAATCTTTTTTATCTATTTCTAATTTATGACCAGCGTGTCTATCAAAATAAATATTATCATTTTTTTTTAAACCATTTATTTCATCGCCAACAGATAATATAGTAGCTTCAATATATCTAATGTCTTTTCTTTGATTTTCAGCTAAAAGTAAACCACCTTCAGTTTTAGTAGTTCCTTCTTTTTTTATTTGTACTATTAAGTGTTTACCTACTGCTTTCATTAACTCTAATATTATTAATTACACAATCAGTTGATAAAATAGTAGTAGCTACTGAAGCTGCATTTTGAAGAGCGCTTTTAGTTACTAACAATGGATCGATAATACCACTGTCAATCATTTTTACCATATTTCCTGTAACAACGTCAATACCATGTCCTTCTACAACAATTGGTACATCATTTTTAATACCAGCATTTTCTAGTATTGTTTCATATGGGGCATGTATCGCTTTAAACAGTACTTCTTCGCCTAAACCTTTATGATCTATATTTGATGCTGCATTAAGTAAAGCTACACCGCCACCGGGAACTATTCCTTCTTTTATTGCAGCTTTAGTAGCACATATAGCGTCTTCTACTCTGTCTTGTTTTTCTTTTAACTCAATATCAGAGTTAGCGCCTATTTTTACTATTGCTATTTTAGCAGCCAACATAGCAAGTCTTTTTTCTAACTTAACTACTTCGTTTGCTGTATTTTTTTTAGTTAATTTATTTTTTATTTCATGAATAACCTCTTTTACTTGCTCAGAAGTTTCATTTATTTGTATTATAGTTTCATTATCTGTTGTAATGCTTTTTACACAATTACCTAAATATTCAACTTTAATCAAATCTAAATCATCACCTAAATCCTCGTTTATAATTGTAGCACCAGTTAATAAAGATAAATCATCAAGTAATTGTTTTCTATTTACACCAAAAGTTGGCGCATCAATTACATTTATTTTAATATTACCTTTTATTTTATTCATAGCTAGAGCCGATAAAACACCTTTTTCTAAATCGCCTATAATAAGCAAAGGTTTATTGTTTTTTATTACGTACTCTAGCACTGTTTGAATTTGTCTTATTGAATCAACCTTAGACTCTATTAACAGTACTAACGGATTATCTAATTCCGCCGATTGACTTTCAGCATTAGTAATAAAATGCCTATTTGTCAAACCTTTATCATATTGTGCACCTTCAACAATTTTTATTTCTGTTTTGCCAATGGCAGAAGGCTCCATCATTACTACACCTGTAAGATCTACAGCTCTAAACGCATCTGCAATTAATTTACCAAGTTCTGGATCATTATTAGTAGATATAGTAGCAATGTTATCAATCATATCTCCTTCTACTGAAACAGATATAGATTCTAAATATTTTACAACTTTTTCAACAGCGCTGTTTATTCCTTGTTTTAAACTTCTTGCATTAGTTTTATCAACAACTTTGTAAGCTTCTTCTAATATAGCATGTGCTAGTATAGTAGCTGTAGTAGTACCGTCACCAGCTTGTTGAACTGTTTTACGCGCTGCTTCTTTTAAAAGAGTAGCGCCCATGTTTTCTACAGGGTCTAACAAAATTATAGAATTTGCTACAGTTACACCGTCTTTAGTAATAACAGGATTACCGCTTGCGTCTTCTAGTAAAACACACTTACCGCTAGCTCCGAGTGTGGAGCTAACAGCTTGTGTAAGTTTTGTTATACCTTTAAATACTTCGTCTCTAGCGTTATCGCCAAAGTTCAGATTTTTAACTATCATTTAATTTAATTTAATTTAATTATTATTCAAAGGTTTTTACGACTTTAGGACCTTTTAAGAAATCTACTTTTTTAGTGTAGTGCTCTACTGAACCATCAATAGCTTGCTCTGCACCTTCAATAGTTTCACGTCTTGTAACGTCGTGCCAAGTATCATTATTTGGATCTTGGTATTCAGTTTGATAAAAACCGTTAGGTAATTGGGTTATTCTCCAGTTTTTTTTGTCTGAAAGATGTTTCCAAAGGTTAATGGTTTCTTCTGAAATTTGTGGTTGACTATTCCACGATCTAGTCTGGTAATAAAACGTCATAGTTTTT